ATTTGGATATGCTTGAAAAAAGACTTTCGGAGGTAAACAACGCCGGACATAACGAATCGAAATTTGTTCAAGATGAATATTTAAGAATGAAGGAGACTTTAACTGCGAAATAATGTTCACACTTATAATTTTAATACTTTATCTAATAAGCAATTGCTATTTGCTGTATTTTATTAAAATCTATGAAATTAAACTAGAATTTAATAAATACGCAGAAACAATAACTAAATTTTATGCTCCAACATATCTGCGCTTTTTTAATATGCGTTTATTGAAAACATTTTAGGTTTAAGTCCTAATCATAAATGAATTTAGCCCCGCTCCTGTAGCGGGGTTTTTGGATAAAACAATAATTATGATAAATCTAAACAGGCCGTTAAACTTTAGTAACCACAAGTTCAGAGCATCTTCTGCTGGAAAATTAATGACTGATCCAGTTGGTGGTTCAAATTTAGACAAGTATAATAAGAAAGTACTTGACCTAAAAGATAGTGAAGAGAAAAGAGATAGTACCAAAAATAAGGAAACAAAAACATTTTCTGATCTTTTGGCTAAAATAGAAAAGATAAAATCAGAAATAAAAGAATTAGAATTAGTTAAAGATGAAGTTTGTCTTTCTGAAACTACAATCTCTTATCTTGTAGAAATATTCTTAGAGTCGTTAACCGGCAGAAGGAATGAGATATTCGCAAGAGCAATTGAAAAAGGCATTCAAGTTGAATCTAAAGCCATAGACACGCTCTGTGAATATCATGGAATGTTTTACATTAAAAATTCCGAAAGAAAATACAACGATTTTATTCAGGGCGAGTGCGACATTGACTCAGAAGATAACGATGAAATAATAGATATTAAATCATCTTATGACCTTTATACATTTTTTGCTAGAAAAAACAAGCCTCTTGATAAAATTTACGAATGGCAACTAAGATGCTACATGGAGTTGTATTTTAGAAGTAAATCAAGAGTCGCTTTTGTTCTTGAAAATACTCCGGAGGGCATAATTCAAGATGAGTTCAAAAGGCTTCTTTACAAGTTAGGAACAGACAAAAGAGATTCTGAAGTTTATGCAGAAGGTTGCGCTGAGATAAGATTCAATATGGAATACGATGATATTCCTATAGAATTAAGGGTTATCGAAAAATTTGTAGAAAAAGATCAGCAGCTTATCGAAAAACTGTATTCAAGAGTTGTTGATTGCAGAAAATGGCTTAATGACTTTGCTTTTGAATACTGGACTTCTGTTTCTGTAGATGAAAGAAAAGAAGATGGTTTTATTCTTAAAGATGGCAGTTTCGTTTCTTTTGAGGAACTAGGTATATCTGTTTTGAAAAAACCTAAATGCGAAGTTTGCGAATCGGAAGATATAAGAACCGAAGGATTGTTTTACGAATGTAATAATTGCGGGAACTCTACTATAGAATCCGAACCTGAACAGGAATCCGAACCAGAAGCCGAAGTATTCCAGTCCGAACCATCTCCTGTAGGTGAAATTGTTGAGATAAAAAATACAGAAACATCTACCGAACTTACTCCCGAAACAAAAGAAGAGAGCCAGCAACTAAATGAAATGGATTCTTTGATTGAGCAAATAGAACAACTCAAATCAGAAAATGAATGCCTTTCATTTTACAAAAAAAATCAGGTAGAGTTAAAGAAATTCCCGATAGCTCTTTCTACTCTTGAAATAAAGAAAAGGTCGTTTAAGGCTGATGTAAAGACGGAAACAAAGACGGAAACAAAATCAGAAACTAAGTCTGAAACTAAGTCTGAAACTAAGTCTGAAACTAAGGTTAAATCAGAACCAAAACCTGAACCAAAATCAGAACCAAAACCGGAACTCGAACTTTCACCTGAACTTTCAAAAATAAATGATTTGGTTAAGGAGATTGACGCTGAATTTTCTGCTGAATCAAACTTCGATTTAAAGAAAAAAATTCCATTGAAAATAAGGCAGCTTTACATAGAAAATAAAGAATTGGTAGACTCTAATAAATCGTTCTTTAACTCTATGACTAAGATTAAGCAAGCTATGGAAATTGCAATTAAGAAAATTGAAATATCCAATATGAATCTTTAAGATAAGGCTTGGTTCTGTGGGTGTAATGCCGTAAAAATAAGATTAACGCCACTCTCTTACCCCGCTCTGTTCATTCAGGCGGGGTTTGATGATGAACAACTTAAAAATAATTACATGAAAAAATTTCTTGATGTATTCTTTCCATTGTTGAAAGATTTGAATGACAGCAATTTATTCTTAACAGGAATGAACGCTTTGAAATCACATGGACTTGTAACAAGCAGAGATGCTATCGACTTGGATGTTATAATATACAAACCGACTGACAAACAAAGGAAAATACTGGAAATTCTTAAACCTTTATCGGAATTTCATATCAGTAACGAAAGAACAGATTATGAAAACAATGTACGTTCTGATATTAAAATAATTAAATTCAAAAGAAGAGGAATAAGTATAGATATATTTACAACTGAAAGAGAAGGCCCTAAAGGGTCTTTGCTTTATGATTACGAAGGAACTATGTTTAAAGTATCTCCTATAGATGAAATTATAAAAGCAAAAACATCTTATGGCAGAGAACACATCAACACTCTTGGTGTACCAGTTCTCCTAAAAAGAGCAAAAGATGTTATAGACTTACAAGATCTTAAAAACAATAATTTTAACTACTAATGAACCAGTACAAAAATCTATTAAAGAAGATACTCAACGAAGGAACTGAGAAAAAATCTTCAAGGAATAACATGCCTGAAACTTTATCATGTTTCGGAGATCAGTTTATTTATGATCTATCTGAAAAGTTTCCTATGAATACACTTAAACCTGTATCTTGGAAAGGTGTCGTTTGGGAGTTACTTTGGTTTTTGAGAGGCGATACTAATATAAAATTCCTTGACGACAGAGGTGTTGATTTTATGTGGCACGAGGATGCTTATAATTACTATCAGAAAATAAATGATGACGGAACAATGTCGTTTGAAGATTTCAAAAAACAAGTTAAATATTGGGACGGGAAAAGAAAAACGAGATACAATATAGGCGACTGTGGTAATCAATACGGAAAACTCTGGAGGGATTTTCAAGGCGTTGACCAAATTTGGGATTTAATATCAGGTCTTACTATGAATCCAATGAGCAGAAGGCATTTGGTTACTGCTTTGGACCCTACTCGATATGAAGATATGGCACTGTTTCCACGTCACAACTTTTTTCAGCTTAATGTAAGGGAGTTATCTCTTGAAAAAAGAATGAATATATTCAATCTTGATAGCCGCTTCAATGCTATAGACGAGGATAAGAAAGAATGGTTTCTTGACAATCAAAATATACCTAAGTATTTCCTTGACTGCAAATTCTACCAAAGAAGTGCCGATATGGTTCTTGGCGTTCCTTACAATACAGCATCTTATGCGCTACTTACGCACATAATTGCCAAAATTTGCAACATGATACCTGGAAAGTTAATACATACCTTTGGGGACGCTCATATATATATCAATCATATTGATGCGGCAAAGGAAATGATTCAAAGAGAAGAGTTTAACTTTCCTAAGCTGGAAATAAATCCTGAAATAGATTTCAGCCGACCTTTTGTTTCCCTTGACTGGTTAGTTGAAAGTCTTGATGTATCAGACTTTAAACTCGTCAATTATAGGAATCATCCTAAGTTAAAATCAGAAACAAAATTGAGTACAGGATTAAAGTAGAACTATGAAAACTTATAAAGTAGGGAACTGGGAGGCTTCTCAGTCGAAAAGTTCAGTTGGGTATTGGTATCTGATGTATTCTGGGCATAAAAAGGCTACATATAGCCCAATATCAGATACAGCTTTATTCCAAAGTGTAGTAATAAATACTAATTCACTAAAAGATCTTGATGAGTTAATAAATCTCATAAAGAAAGATTGCTCCTACAAATCCGATACTCCAAAACCATACACTACAAACACAGAAGATGCCATAGTAGAACTCGGGCAGCGTGTACAATCATTAGAATTAGAACTTTCAAAACTAAATTATGATAATAGGAATAGTCGGTAAGGCCGGAAGTGGCAAAGATACAATAGGTAAAATGATTCAATATTACATTGCATCTAAGGAAAGAGTTTTATACTGCGGTGAAAACGATTTTTTGAAAAACTCTTTTGGCTGCTATCATTCAAGCCTAAAAGAATCTGACTTTCAGATAGTAAAATTCAGTTACAAGTTGAAGCAAATGTGCTGCCTTATTACTGGATGTAGCATGGATCAACTTGAAGATGAAAGTTTCAAAAAGTTTCCTTTGCCTCAGTTTTTGCAAAATGATTCAGAAGAAAGAACATACAGATGGCTATTGCAGAAACTTGAAACAGAGGTAAGTAGGAAGATAGATCCTGACATATGGATAAACTCACTTATGAATCATTACGATCATTCAAAAAAATGGGTTATAACTGACGTGAGATTTAAAAACGAGGCCAACGCTATACAATTAAGAAAAGGTATAATAATAAAAGTTATAAGGGATTCTGAACAGGAAATAAATCATGTTTCTGAAACAGAACTTGATTCTATAATACCAAACTTTACAATACACAACAACGATTCGATAGACGAACTGTACGAAAAAGTAAAATCATGTATATCAAATATGAGTGGGCTCCTAAAAGTCTAAAATTTTCTTACACAGAATCGGAATTTGAAAAGGTTCCGGAGTATCTTCATCAATTTTATAAAAAAATATGACAAAAGATTGGGAATCGTTCTTGGATGCTCTCGAAGAAACTAGGCAGGAGGTATCTTGCCTAGCTTCTTGCGATGACGAAGACTTAGATTCTAACATAGACTATTCTCAGTCTATGTTAGAAATCTACAAACATAAAATTAATTCTTTAATTGTAGATTTAGAAAAACCTGTTTTAGAAATGATAGACAGGCATAAAGAAATATACAGAAAAGAAATACAAGATTTGTTCAATTTGGAAAAATCCAAAATGGACAAAAAGGTTAAGGATTTGGCAAGGCAATATATTCTTGACTACAACCCAAACGAACCATCTCTTAGTGTTGCCGGAAACTCTGGGATACCTTACGTTTACAAAAGAAATGTAAAAAGTATGGTAACTGAGTTTTTATTCCAACCACCTTTTATAAAAACAAATCAAAAATACAAAACAGAGATTGTTAACGAAGTTTTCTCTAAATGGAGCTGTTGGCAATTTGTTAAAGATTTCAGAGAAATATTAGATTCAAAAATTATAACACATGGACATAATGGTTAAGACAGAACTTTTTCAAAAAGATACGAAAGGAAACATCAGATTGTGGTCAATTTGGGTTGACGAAACAGATGGTGTAATTTCTATAAAATCAGAGTCTGGAATACTTGGAGGTGCTTTAATTCCAGTTAGCACAATAATAGACAAAGGGCTTGGTTCTAAATCAATTTTAGAACAAGCTACTGCTGATATGCAAACAGAAATAAACAAGAAAATTAAATCTGGTTACGTTTCCGACATATCAAAAGTTAAAGGAAAACATGAAACTTTAACAATAAATAAACCATCTAAGGGATTAGTTTATGATCCTACAGGTAAAAATGGTTATACTCTTGAAAGATGGAAGCCAGGAAAAGAGATAGCTATACAGGTAAAATTGGACGGTTGGAGATTTAGAATATGGACAGATGGGGTTGATTGTATATACTACACAGCCTCCGGTGATGTTACTTTAGGATTTGACCATATAACTGAATCTATACTCAGGTCTTATAATTCTTATAATTGGGTGCATCTTGGGGATCCTATAATTCTTGATGGCGAAATATATAATCACGAGTTAGGTTTTCAGCTTACTGCATCGGCTTGCGGTTCAACAAAGCACGTAACTGAGGAAAAACAAAAACTCAGGGACGCTATGAATTTCTATGTATTTGATTTTATAATACCGGATGGATTTGAAGAAAACTACATGGCAAGATTTGGATTGGTATGTACTTTTAAATCAGACGTAGTTTTAATCCCTGAAACATGGACCACTCATCCAGCTGACTATAAGATAAAAGAACTATTTGAACTTGCACTTTCTAACGGATACGAAGGTCTTATACTAAGAAGATTGGATACTAAATATGAACACAAAAAATCAAAGCAATTCCTAAAATACAAGCCACTTATAGATGAAGAATTTGTTGTTATTGGTTTTGAAAAATCAATAACAGGAGAAACTTTAGGATCTCTTATATGCGATTCTCTTAATGGAGAGTTTTCTACAAACTTAAAAGGCGACATCGGCACAGATAAATACAAGCAATTCATATGGGACAATCAAGAAAGGTTCTTAGGTCAGCTTGTCACTGTTGAATTTTTGGAATATACAGAAGATTGCTTACCTAGACTACCTAGAGCGAAAGGATTTAGGAACAAAATAGACATTTGCTGATTGCAATTTTAACTAAAATTAACAATTGTAGGAAATTAACCGTACCTTTGTACGGTTAATTTAATTATAGGCCGTTAAGCCTTATAAACCGTTGAAAGTCAATGAGTTACGAGCCAAAAAGTAGCCAAATTATAGAAAAAACCACCTGCGGAGCCGACAGAATACTGGTATATTTCAAAAATGGTGAAATCAAAGAGTATAGAGTTCCGATAGAGTTTTTAAAACCTATGGAAGATATAGAGGAAATATACAAAGAGTTCCTATCTTCAGATTGCGACAAATTTTATAATGAAAAGATAAAACAACTACCTTACAAATGGATAAAAAAACAAAGATTTCAATAGGATTTCTATTTTCTGAAAACAGACAATCGGTTGCTTTGATGCCTAGAATTTTTGATAAGAAATTACTTCTTACAGGAATAGGAGGTCACGTAGAAGATGACGAGAATTTCTTAGATGCTATGACTAGGGAGTTCTACGAAGAAACATCTGTATTAATATCTGACTTTATGCCGTTCTTTGAGTTTGAAGATCAATATCTTCATATTCAATTTTTCAAGGCGTTTTCAGGATATATAAATAAGGTAAAAAGCGCAGAGGGAGAATCGGCAAATGGTGATTCTAATGTTCTTACTTACTCTGTAGAAAATTTACATTTATTACAAACACATCCAAATATACAATGGTTGATACCTATGGCTTTGGATGAAGTAAAAGCGAAAACATGGATTGTAGAATAAGACTAAAAGAAACAATAGAATCAGATATATTCGGCCAGTGGAAAGGCGAGTATCTTGGTGAGTCAACAGAAATATATGCTGCCGGAACTTACGGAGGCATGATAAGGTGTAAATTATTAAAAGGTGATACTGTTACAGTATGCTTGAGGCCAGTTAAAAACGCACCTACCATACAGGAGTTTGATTGCGTTTGCATAACTAGTATATACGCATTAAATCCATTGAGAGGTGTTGTTTTAACTGTAATAAAATTATTATGATAGAAAAACTAATTGAAGAGTACAACGAGTGGGCTAAATCAAAATTTCCATATTCTACTGCTAAATCATCTTTAAAAGGATTGATAAGAGAATGCGAAGAGGTTCAAGAGGAATTATGTATAATTGATGGAAATATAGAATCTCTATCAATTGAATATGTAGACTGTTTGATGTATCTTCTTGACTCAATGAGAAGAGCTGGAGTAAGTCAAGATTTATTTTGGAGATCTTTTGAGAAAAAATTAAACATAAACAAAAATAGAGATTGGAATCAAAACGAAGATAAAACTTACTCTCATATAAAATGAAAAAGAAAATCTACATAGCCGGAAAAATCACCGGAGAGTGCGAAACTCCTGAACTACTAGATAAGTGTATTGAAAAGTTCAATAAGTACGCTGAAAGTATTTTACCATCAAATCCTGAAAGGATAGGTATATATCTTACATCAGAAGATGTAGCAACTACTCATGGCTTCCTTATAAACCAGCATCTTATTCCAAATGGAACATGGGAGCAATACATGAAAAACGATCTTACAGTAATGTTAACCTGTAGTGAGGTTCATTTTCTTAATGATTGGAAATATTCTACAGGCGCAAAGATCGAACATGACCTCGCTGAAAAACTAAGGATAAAGATTGTTTATCAGTAGTACAACAAAAAACCCACAACTTTTAAAGTTGTGGGTTTTTTGTTATGCGTAAACCGGATTGTTTAACAGTCGTGATATTTGACTTTCTCCCCAGTCTTTATCTTCTGACGTTTTAAATCCACCGTTAATAAGTTCTTTTTTTATTTGCTTCAATGTCTTGCCTGACTCTCGCATGGTTTTTGCAAACCAGTATGTTTGTTTGTTAACTATTGAAGCTGCTATCTTTTTTGTTTCAGCACCTTTTTGCCTACCTTCATTGCTAAAGTTTTCAGGATTTCCCATTTTTTCGCCCCTATTCCTTTTAACAACAAATCCGGCCTTAATTCGATCTGAAATTCTTTTGGCCTCATCTTCTGCTACCAGTGCCATAATACCAATAACCAACTTTGTTGCTGATGGCATATCGGCAAATATAAAATCAACACCTGATGAATCTATTAAAGAAAATATATATGCAGCATTGCGGCCTAACCTATCTACTTTAGCTACAACTAAAATTGCACCTATAGATTTAGCATATACTATTGCAGCTTTAAGCTGTGGTCTTTCGTTGTTTGTTCCTGATTCTATTTCGGTGTACTCGGCTATTGGATTATAAGAAGATACCAATCCTTTTTGAGCCTCTATTGAAAATGAATCCAATAGTTGTTTTTTAGTTTTTGATCCGCCTGGGGATTTACGATAGTAAGCTACGTAATTCATATAAAAATCTTTTTGGTAAATAAATATTTTCCACATTGATAGCGTCAATAAATAATGGTGCTATATCTTTAGGTTCATACCTTGATAATCCACATCCTATTTCTGTAACTAAAAATGTTCTATAGTCTTGTTTGGCAAATTCTATAAATCTATCAACATGAACCTTTATTTCACTTGTTGAAAGTATTTGCTTCATGGTATATCCTTTTGTTGGTATCCCATAAGACTTACCTTGTATCCCAGATGCCTGACCGTATATTGCTCCGAATTTAATCATAGCAGTTTTAGCTGCTCCTGCTCCATGCCTACCTAACAGATTAGATCCAAATACAAATATTTCATTTTTTTCTAATTTATACACTATGTCGGGAGTCGTTCTATTTGTCATTTTAAGGCGGTAAATTTAAGGCCAAAAATTAGCCGACTAATAATACCAGTCCTACCTTTAACTGGCTGGTTTGCTTTCCTATTGCGCACCTGAAGCATTACGGAGAGGTAATACTCATGCCTCTTTTGTCGTTTTGTCATATTATAAACTTCTTATAATTGTTTGTATTTATAGATAATCCATTGTTTAAAATCCAGTTGCAGAAAAGATAACAAGTATATAAATCATAAGCAACACAAACTGGAGTATAAGGGCAATCATCGTTAAAAAGTATTATTAGTTCCTTTTGAGATTCTGATAACTTGCCTCCTTCTATCTTTAGTTCAAGTTTATATAATATTCCGGCATTAAGTATCAACCAGTCCATTATACCTGATTTTAATCCTTTGGCTTTTGATTGAGATCCTTCTATCAACTGACGTTTCTTTAGTTCGTCATCAGTTTCAACTCTCCAGTTTGAAAAATCAGAATCTGGTCTATTCTTATCCTTCTTAACAGCTATCCTTCTTATCCAGTGTTCGTTTTGAGTATGCCAAAATTTCCCTCTAAGCTGAGGGAAATTTTGAGATATCATTAGGTTTACTGCTACCTGAAACTGGTCCTCGGTTTTAAATGTAGCTGATTTTATTTTTTCAATTGTCATCACTCAGTCTTTTAATATTAAAAATACGCATATATCTATATAGTGTTGAACTACCTATACAGAGTTTTTCTGCTATCTTGTCTAGTGTATCTTCTGGGAATTTTTCAAAAGCCTCTACTATCGTATTTTTATACATAGTGGCTAAATTAAATTCACAATCGTTTACTATTAATATTATGTTTTTCATTATAAAAGTTGTTCTATCCAAAAATCCGCTCCTATGAAGGTAGCGGATCTTCTATTAATATTATTTCTGATGTTGCGATTCCGGTTGTTGTATTGTTTGATATTTTACAGTAACCTAATCTTGCTTTAAGTTTTGTTGAACTCCTATCACACTGTTCTTTTGAATAATAAGGACTTCCGACCTCACCATCTTTATATAGATTAATCCATCTTTCGACAGTATTTTCCTCAACTTCTATATAAATATCTACTGGATGTTGATTTAATTTCCTTGAAAACTTACCGTTACCTGTTAGTAAGATAATTTCACTACCATAAACAACAGTTAAGCAACAATCCCATCCAGCCTTATCAAAATAGTGTGCCTCTTTCGGCCTGTCACCATTTTCGAAAACTAAACAGTTTATATCTCTGTTCTGCTTGTCCCATTCGCTGATTGAAAATTCAATTCTTTTCTTTTTCATTTTTGAGTGTTTTAAGATATCCCGTAAAAGTTTCCTTTACCGTCCCATAATTTTATTATATCCGTAGCTTCATTGTAACACTCAGTTTCATAATTATATACCTTAACCTTTTCTGATTTGTCGGTTACATTTTTAAGTATCTCCATTAGTTCTTCGACTGTCATAATTTCCTATTTTAAATCCTCTTTTAATTTTTCAGATGCTTGTGTAATTGCTTCCAGTAACATGCGCAATGCAGCTTTGCAGGCTAATTCAGGACTTATCTCTTTGTTGCTGAATACCCGTGTAGTATCAAAGAATTTGAATTTTACATGGTCCTCTATGTTCCACTTATACACTGTTAATTCAATGCCATACACGTTAGCTACATACTTGTAAGTATCCCTTACTGTATCTGTTTTACTGTAGTCTATTTTGTTGGTAAATTCTATACTACCTATTGTTATTCTATCAGGTGACATAATTTCCTATTTTGGTTGGTTATTTTTTTTAAAAAGACGGCTATACAGTTTTCGCCCGCTTGTACCAGTGGGCAGCAGCTTTGAGTAGTTTGGCTTTTATTTGCTGACATTCATCAAATGAGTACGCTGAAACAATCAGCCTGTCCACCTGCAAATGCTTAACTCTGGTTTTATCCACTGAGATTAGCGCAAAGTGCGGGCGTATGCAGATAATATATTCCTTCCGTTCTTGTTCAGGGTGCAACGGATTTGACCCGATAATGAATGAGTATGCCATAGTTTTGTTTTTAAAAAGACCGTTATTGTTATTTGGTTAGGTTTAGATTTTGGCATCTCTGATACTCATTAGTATAGTGTACATAGATACGCCTTGCCTGTAGTATTTTGAGCATGTGTTTGCAGCTTAAAATATTTCCTACATCTACTATCCTTGCTTTATTCATGGCGTTAAAGTACTTCTCAGCCTGTTTATAAGCAAAATGTGTTCGGGTGTGTACTTCTTTCCTAACCTTCATAACCACCAATTTTTGCCACCGATAGCCGCCTGAATTAACAGTGCGGCTTAGTGTGGTGGTGTTAATGATTTTTTTTGAAAAGACGGGTGTTAATTTACCCCAAATACTTTTTACGTTCTTCCATCATGGCAGCCGATTGATGGTAACTTTCACTTGCAATTTACCCAAGTGTTAGGTCGTCACCTCTTTTGCTTGCTGCCAACACTTGCATATTTAATCCGGCAAAGTAATCGAGCAATGTCATTCCTGGTTCTAAATGCCACACTTCTTTGCCGTCCGCATATCCAAATTCGTTTGTTGGAAATGCCGGTTCGTTGTATTTGTTTTTCTGTTCCATAATCTTATGTGATTGTTATGTGATAAATGTTATTTTGGTTGGTTAGCCGCTTCGTGCGCCTGGATTTTGGTGCAAATGTCGTGAAGGTCCGGGAGATGCTTTATAGGCATATACTGCACACTGCAACATAAATTGTAGTACATTGCAGCATTTACATTATTACTGATATACCTTATATACCAAGTATTATCAGTTGATTTGTACGTACTAAATGTTTCGTTCTGTATCATATAGTTAAGTTTTCACCGACAAACCCCGCAGTGTTAGTGCAGGGCAGCCGGGATAGGTACGAAACGAAAGTTTTAAATGTCGGTTGGTTCGGGTAGTGATTCTATAATTTTTATACACGATTCAATAAAGGCCGTAGTTTTGTTTAGCCTTACATCTAATTTGGTGCGTCCCGAATGCCCATTAATTGCATGTACCGATAATGCCTTAGCCGCTTCCAAAGCCTGTAGTGCCAGTTCTTTGTCGGATATGGGGATGTAGAGTAAAAGGTCTTTTTCACACACTTCATTAACAGTATATAGCCCTTTATTTGTAAATGATTCTTCCTTACCATTTGGTTTACATGCCCTATATGGATAGGCAATGCTATACGGGTTATCTCTAAAATTGGTATAAATTTCCCCTTCACCATCCACCAGCATATGCCCAGCTAGTGCTTTCTCCAAATCAAATGGAGCCGTTTTGTAGTTTTTCATAATCCTATTTTAAATCTTCTTTTAGTTTGTCTGATGCTGTTGTGATTGCTTCTAGTAACATGCGCAATGCAGCTTTGCAGGCTAATTCTGGCTTTATGTGGATGTTTGTAAACATTTTAGATGTACTTAGGAATTTAAGTTTTACATTATCTTCCGATTTGTATTTGTACACTTTTACATCTATACCATACACTTTGGCTTCGTATTGGTAGGTATCTCTAACTTTATCTTTTTGGCTGTAATTGCGCACATTTTCAAATTCGATGCTACCTATTGTTATTCTATCCGGTACCATAATACTATTTTGATTGGTTTGGAGTGAATTTGATAACATCATTTGGGTTTATTGAAAGAAAATATCCTCTTCCAAATATGTAGTACTTTACAATCCCAAACTCTTCTATATAATGGTTGTTAGTTGTTGCTCGTGAGGACTGAGTGCATTTAATGTACACTATGCCATCTCGTGTTTTAACCTCGGCTATCCCCTCTATTTGGTTAATGTACACATTATAAGAAGAATCCAGACTCCGTATAGCCGAAGTATCAGAACTTCTATATTTAATCTGCCCAAAACTTACAGTTGCGGCTAAAATCAATATTGTAAATAGTTTCATTATTTTTGATTTGTAAATTGGCTTTTAATTTGTTCTATTCTTTCAGAAAGAATCAACTCCCATTTTTCGATTGCGCTTTTGAATGGTTCTTCGATAAATATTGTAATTTCATCATTAATTAATTGTAATTTCAATCCTGCTATTTCAAGATTTCTTATATTATTTTTAACTCTAATACAAAAAATATCTGACAGTATGGTTTCTCGTATCTTCTGCTCAATTGATTTATCGTTCATCATAACCTTTTACGTTTACGAATTTTCCTTTGATTCATACCTACCCTATACTTTGGATTAATATATCTTATCTTAAAAGACAAATAATCCTGTTCTTTATATTTGGGATTTATTTCAGGTAGATTAATTAAAGGTATATCTATTTTTATTTTGTCAGGTATTTTCCGTTTATTATTGAAAACTATTAAATCGTCTTTAGGGAGTACTGAATTTAAAGAGTATCCAAAACTTTCGTATAACAGTAAAATTATTCTCGATGTTTTCATAACCCCTCCAATTTAAAATTCTGAATATCACCTCTACCCATCAAATTACCAACATAGTTGTCGAAATCAGAACAACATTTATCAAAATAATATTCGTTAATTTCGCAGCCTACAAATGGATGGCCTAATGAATAGCAAGCCTCTCGCAAAGTGCCTGATCCTACATTTGAGTCGAAAACTGATTCTCCGGCACCAACGTAGTTTTTAAGGCAGAAATTATACAATTCACGAGGCTTTGAGGTACTATGCCAATCCTTTGTTTTATTTACTGGCGACAGCTTAAATATTGATGCTATTGACTTTTTACTAATCCATGCCTTCTCATACATGGAGTAATTCATTCCATGAGGAATCCTTTTGTCCCAAATCAACCAGTTGTTGTTTGCTCTAAGAAAAGGTAGTCCATTATCGCCCAATATATCAGTAAAGTAATTACCTCCCCAAACAATTTGATTCTTAGTTATACGGAATAACTCACTGAAATATTCATATCCTGGCGCACCTCTCCAGTCTACCATCCCACCTTTCGCCCTCATCCCCTGCATTGGTTGGTTCTTATCTAAATACTCAGGATCTACAATCCCCCAATCAAATTCATTATCAGAACAAGACTTCATGAAATCTATGTTGTCACAAAGGTAAAGATGCGACATTAGCTTTTTCTCCATACTTTCCACTTGTTTTTTTCTGATTCAGATTCTGAAAAGTTAAACTTTCCGTTTATACCAAGATTCTTTTTTTCTGTGGCGAACTGAACCCTGAAAGATGAAAAATTTTCAACCTCAAAGTAAATAACGCCATCAACATTCATATCAAGTATGCTGTTTATCAAGTCTGTTCGTATCTTCTTTTTCTCTTCTCTCGGACTCATTATTTACGGAATAATTTTTTTATAGCAATATCTATCTCTTCTTTTGTGTAGTTGTTATGTATTCCTATCTCGTTGGCTGTTTCCAAAACAGATCTAAGTAGTCCGAATATTTCGGATTCCCTTTGGTTCTTAGCAGCTTCTGTAGATATTCTTATTTCGGCATCCTCTTGCTTCTTATTAAATCTAAGAAAGAAACCATCTTTTGTGTGGATGATTTTTTTCTTTCCAAGTGCTATATCGTTCTGTTGGGCTGGAGTTAGCGTATCGACATACTCTTTCACCATATCTTCTGTAAACAGATCTTTCGATACTTTTATGGCCCTTTTCATGTGGTCATCGACCATCATTTTAGCACCTGGATTTTCTATCCTTAATTTTATCGCATCATCTTCTGATAGTTCGTACTTAGATGTGCCGTCAGGTAGTATTACTTTGAATAACATTTGATTGTTTTTAGTTTGTTATGAATAATATTGATGCGGCTATAATTATTATGATAGCCAAAATTGCCGATGCTTCGTCTTTATCTGGATCGGTGTCAGGTTGAAAATATGTTTGCATAATCTAGTTTGGAAATTGTTTTAAAATATCAACTCTGATTTGAAGGCATTCTATAATTTGAGATTTTGTTCTACGAAGCTGCGGAACGGGTGCCATATAGGCACCTTCACCTATAATTTTACTTAAAATCCATTCATTATTAAAAACATCTTGTCCAAATGCTAACGCACATTTACAGATTCCTAAATTTGTATGAGATTTTTGTAGTATAATCATTATCAATGATAACTGTTCAGTTTCATTAATTCTATTAATCACCATATCATAGTGATCAATCAACTTATCTACTAATTCCTGTGTCATAATCTAATTTGGAAATTGTTTTAAAATATCGAGTCTTATTTGTAATAACTTAATTACCTCTTCTTTTGATTCTTTACCGAATGGCTTTTCTGCTATATAAGAATGCAATCCTCCCGTTTTACTTAAAATCCAATCGTCATCACCTATATCTTTATTAAAAACCCTGCTAGCGCAGTAGCAGATTCCTAAAACTGTTGACGTTTCAATTAAGAAATCATCAATAGGGACAATATCTTCCACGTATTTAATTCTATTAATCACCATCTCATAGTGAGCAATAAGTGCATCTATTAATTCCTGTGTCATAGTATCTCAAAACCCGCTCCGGTTAAGGTAGCGGGTAATTGATTAAAGTCCTGGATCTGCATCTGAAAACGTAACGTAGTCTTGCGCACAATCCTCAAGTAAACTACATTCTAAACACATATCTGGAGGTTTTACATATCCCTCTTCAATATCGTTAAGTTCATCTCTTGTTACGGTTATTCTGTCGCCACAGTTTTTACAATAATACCTCATGTTATCTTATTTGTTTTGCTCCACTTGTTACTGCTGAATATGAATCGATATCTTTGCCTACTTTATAGCCGGATGCGTATCCGGAACCATGTTTGTTAGCAGACAAACCTCTAGCAGATGTTAAGTTTGGAAAGTGTTTTTTAACATAAGTTTCAACATCTGAATCGTTAACTCTTACTAGAGTATTGAAGTTTGTATTGTTACGCATCTGATCTTGTTTTTGATCGTACATTTTGTCTGATATACCTTGACAACCTCCAATCATGAACTCATGTAAAAACTTATCTTTTAATCCTTCAAGGATATTGTCTAGTTCTGACATATCCTTCTTTTTAGAAGATTTTTTAGACATGAATTTTATTAACTCATCTGCGCAGTACCTAGTATAGTGGCTCATACTTTCAGATACTAAAGCATTTGAATAGAACTTAAAAAGATAGATACACACTGCTATATTTGCAGGTTTACCTATAATAAAAAGTTTGTTATATCCATTGCCTATACACTTGCAAAAATTGTTTGAGCAGATTACGCCCATTAGTTTCTGCTCCCATTTTTCACTGTATAGTATCTCATCTTCCTTTACAACGCCATCCTCGCCAATCCGTATAACCTCACTATATTCGAGATTATACTCAGCGAGCAACCTTTGCGCTCCCAGCATGAACGCCTCCTTTTCAGGCAAGCTATCTGTACTGTTGGCTTTATCCATTAAAGCCTTAATTTTTTTCATAATCCCTTCTGTAGGGGCTGAATTTTGTGACATAATCTGTAAGTTTTGTATCTCAAAACCCGCTCCAGTTATGGTAGCGGGTAATGATTTGGCCTGGCCGGAAAAATACTAAATAAAGCTAATAGATACCATAGTTTTGTATCCTGTGCCACTTCTGATGCTTTTCATATAGCAGATTTTGTAATTAATAATAGCCATTCATGGCTGGCTGTTGCTCCGAGTAAAGGTAGTTATTATTTTACAAAATTGTAAACAATATTTTCCTTTTAACTATTTTTTAACAACCTCAAAACAACTTAGTTATCTCCGGATATATAGAAGTAAAAATCTTCACTATCCATAACTCCGCTGCCGTCTTTTTTGATGTCGTCAATAGCTATTTCGTATTCAGATTCCATGTCAGAACAAACAGAATAAAGAAAAACATCGTAATCTTTAATTCCTCTTTCGCACTCTACAACTTCGATATCGCAATGTTCGTTTATCCAAACGATTGAAAATTTTCCACCAACCGGAATGTTAAGAAGATGTTCTTTTGATATCCTATCCAGGCCAATTGTTGATTCTGAAATCGTATATGGATACTCGAAGTTATCACGAAAATCTTTTGTACCGCATGTGTACCAGATGGATCCGTAATCTGGATTTAACTTTCCGCCTTCAAAAGCCTTTTTTGATAGCGTAATACACATTTTACCTATCTCCCTGTTGGCTTTAACAGCAATCTTTATGATTCTGTCCCAATCTTTCATTTTGAAGATGCCGAAAAACTTTGGCTTTGGGGAATCTTTTTTGTCTATCAACTCCGTTCTTGATACTTTAATAAGTTTTTTACGCTCAGGCGCAATCTGTATCGTGCTTAATACTTTCGGAGCATCAATCTTTGGGATTTCGATGTTTTGCTTCACCACTTTGGATGTTGTTTTTTCCATAACTAATGCCTTGTTTTATGGCATCTCAAAACCCGATCCAGTTACGGTATCGGGCCTTGAATTATATGTGATTAATATTACCAATATTTTGCTGCTACAGTTGCCACATCATTTGATCTGCCAATCTTTATAAAGTATGCAGATGCAGCTGAGGTAGGATAGCAACCATCGAATAATCTTTTTTCTCCGTCAGGACCACGATGAACCATAAACATCGAAAGTGGTATCGGATTCAACTCGTCCTCGCTGTGAAAAACGAAACTCATATCGTCCAGATCTTCTTTACTGTAATCTTCAAGACAATAATCTGAAATTACGGTTTTCTGTTGGTAATCTGTCAATTCGTAGAAGTTTACGATTGGTGACCTGTAGTAATGTGATGTCATAATCTTTATTTTTTATTATATATAAATATACGTATATACTTCCCGATAGCCAAACCTTTTGTTAAAGGAGTTTTTTCATTTCTTGTGATTTTTGGTGAAAGGGGTTAGTTTGAAATTTGGGGTGTGGTTATGGGTAATATATATGTATATACAAATCGGCGCGTAAAGATCGTTTACGATCTGAAGGTTAATCCATTCCACGGGTTTTCAGGACTA